AACAATGTGACATTCTACATTATGGCCCATCATTAGCGCATAAGCAAAGCTATCCCAGCTTGTTTTGTTTGGAATCTTATCTAACTTGTTAAGTCTTGGGACAACATTGTAGTGTTCTGGATTTAAATGATCAAACTTAATTTGTTTGCCCTTGGAATCTAAGCCCAACTCCACATCTGTTTTTCTTTCGCCTAGATCGTAATAGGCGATATCTTCCATTGTTAATCTGCGGCCGATTGCTGATTCGAATGGGAACGGGATGTCTGATCCTGATAGTGCTTTGTTATCTGGTGCTTTGTCCATAATAACACTCCACCTTTTTGGCGTGTGTTGTGCGTTTGTGTAGACAAGTCCGTGCGCTGTTGCGATGAACGGTGAGGCGCAGTCAAAAGATATGGTAAGCTCTTCATTGATATGTTTCCTAATTTGTCGTTGAATTAAAGTTAAGTAACAACTCCAGTCAAGTTGTGCTGTACCCAAGAAGTGGATCCAGTTTTTGCCCTTCAGCAAACCATCTTCACGCAAGGTCATTAAACGCTTGAGCGTGATATCCATTTTACACATATTAGCACCACCGAAGGCCCAACCTTCTGCTTCCTTGCCTGCGTACGGGCCTTTGGGGTCGCTAAATTCTTTAACACCTTGATACCATTTCTCGGCTGTATCCCAGTCACCGCCTTGTAGCACATTAAGCCACTTAGTAGCACCTAGACGATTCTTTAAGAAATAGTCATTGTTAAAACGAGTTTTGTCTAGACAGTCTTCAAATGTTTTCAACCCTGTTTTAGGACTATGAATATGATCACATGCCCATGTTGGCACATCAAGCATCATTGACCAATCGGCAGTAAGTTCGAGCCATTCGAGAATCTTTTGACGAGTCTTGTTAGCTTCAGCACCTTCAAAGTTTAACCAATCAAACTTTAGAACGCCCTTACCAATTTGGTATCCGCCGGAGTCTCCCAGAATCATTGTATTCCCGCGATCGCGTTGTTGGATCATTGACTCCTGCGTCATACTCTTTGTAAGATCTAACTGTGCATGACCTGCAGAGTAAAGACCGTATTTGTATGTGAAATATCCTTCTTCAGGATTTAGGAAGTTCATACCCTCAATTCCGCGATCGAAACCTTTTGGAATACGATCTTTAGGCACAAACTCTTCTAGTCGCTGTTTAGCAACATAGGTACTGTAGAAACTACTAATAGCTGGCAAATAGACAGCATAGTCTTTTTGTAATGGTGTTAGGTTAACTTGTTGTTTGGTCATGTTCTTTACTTAATATTATTGTAGCATCTAATTGCGTTTTTGCCTTCTTTAAATTAGCCAAAGCAATATTAATAGCGGGATGCTCTTTAGCCAACGCCTCAAGCTCTGCTTCTTCGTTACGCTTCTTACGAGCCCAATCTAGTAATGCTTCTGCTTCGCCTGTTAATGATACACTAGCATAATTGTTAGATATTTCTTTCCAATTTTGTCCGTCATATACTTCCATGGTATTCATATTTGTATTATATCGTACCATTCCTGCAGATTGACTGCCGGGCGGAATATATGGATTCATCGGATTACCTCCAGTTACCTGGATGTATCGGCCTGTATGAGCTATCCCTTTTATCATGCCTGTGCAGGAATAATATATTTGTAAGTTGCAATACCACTATCTAGTGTAATCTGCATAGCACCTTCATTACTAAAACTCAATGTAGCATTACCAACATCTGCAATTTTAAGAATAGCAAGTACACTAGATACAGGCCATGTCCATGCTTTATTTAGGTTACCGGTAACACCTGTAGCAAAAATAAATTCTCCGCCATGTGAGCTCATGTCACCGAACACAAATTTTAAATTGCCATTATCAGTCTTTGCTAAGAATGTTGTGTGTTCACTGTTAGCACCTGCTTGGAAGTTAAATCGTTGTACAGATTGCAAACTTGGTTGAATAGTTACATCCCACTTAACGACTTTAAACTTAACAGTCTTTAACTTTTCGTTAATAATGTCTGTGTTCATAAAGCGGTAATCGTTTTGGAAGTCACCGTCTTTGTTTTCAAAGTGAATACCCACTGGGATTGTTTCACCGTTGCGGTCTGCCTTAACAACTTCAATCTTAGCATTCTCTTTGTACTCTGCACCATCTAACAAATATTTTAACTTGTTAAGCTGTGGCATACCAAAAACACCTACCATGTCTGGATGTGGGTTTGTAGTCTCCGCCTGCATAATAACAGTACGGTCATCTGCCATAGAGTCGATTGCTGTTTTTTCATCTGTACCACTGATTTTAACAATGTTCAGAAAGCCTAGGTTGTGAGTATGACCCACGATGTCTTTTAATAGATCTTGCATTTTAGATTCCTTTTGTAAAGTATATTTAGAATTGAGGTAGAAGTCAAATAAATTTTATTCAAAACTGAACAAACTACCAAAGTTATTGTTTTGTGTTGTAGAGTCTAGATCCCATTCTAGAACTCCGATGAGGTTATCAAGTTTATTATTGATAATAGTTGTTTCCATTTCACTGTGGTCAAACGGTAATTCTTGGAACCATTTTGGTAGTCGCATTTCATCAACTGGATAAGCAATAGAAGTATATCCTAATGGATTATCTTTCATTTTGCAAACGATAACTTTCATTCCGTCAACAATACCCATCGAGTATTTGTCTCCATTCATTCTTTTTAGCGTATTCCAATTAATACTTGCTCGTACATGTCCTGGCATATTTGCTTTGCCTTGTTTAGCTTCTTTAGCTTGGTAGTCTGTAATGTTGTTAGCTCTCTTTGGACTACCTTTCTCCCAACCTGGTCTAGCTTTAAACTCGGTTCGGAATTCTGTGATCATATCTAGAATTTCTGCTTCTTCGGATCCATTTAGAACTTTAGTAAGTACTTCTTCTAGAAACTTCTGCATAAATTCTGGAGTATCGCTACGCTTCAAGTCCAGGCCCATGGCCTTGATCTTACCTGGCTTACCTTCCACATCGGTTCTTTTGCCTTCTTTATCATAGTAAAGCACAGCATATCTTTTCTTAGTAATAAACAAGCCTTTAATAGCAACAATTTCTCGTCCAGCTTTAATAACTTCACCGCGACTCTTAGGACAATGAAACATATCAAGCATCATCTGTGGGAAGGTGCCGTTTACTTCATTACTAATTGTATCGTATAACTGTATACAGGTGTCTTTATCCCAAGCAATTTGCCCCTTAGCAATTTCGTTCTTTAGTGTAGAATAAGCACTGAAATAACATGAGTCAGTATCACCGTAGATAATTGACTTACCACGATAGTCGTAATCTCCTGTAATAACTTCGTTTACTTTGCCAGCCATGTGTTTAACAATCTGACGACCAGTTAAAGTAGTTGACTGTCCGATGCGCCCGTCAAAGAATCTACAGCCCATGTTAAGAATAGCACCGTACAAACTGTTCAAGTTAATCTTCTTAACTAACTGACGCTTATCCCAATATTCTTCTTCAATTTTATTTTCTGCTTTAATTGCTTCTTTGAGTTTAGCCTGCATCTCTTTTCGTTCTGCATACCAACGCTTTAGCAAACCAGGAATAACACCTTCGAACTCGTGTGTGAAGATTGTACCATTAGCACTTAGCATCCAGGGCTGATTACTTTCAAAAATTAATTCATGAATTTGAGCACCAGTTAAGATATCAGTATTTCCTGTTTCCCAGTCAATGATAATTTCATTAGCTTTGTCCTTGGCCATAACAAAATCGTATTCGTTACTGCCAAACTTACCTTCCCATGCCGCCGCAAAGCTATTGCCTTTGGCAATCTTAGCATCAATTTCTGCTTGTGTGTATGTTTGACGCAACTGTCCGATAATAGTTTCTGGTCCCATATTCAACGCACGAATCACAGATGGATACAGACTGTTAATGTCCATTGATCCAATGTAGTCATGTAATCCCTTTTTAGGATAAGCAACATACGCACCAGCCGCTTGGTTAGTAGCATCTTCGTCACGCTTTGGACGACTAGGAACAATCAATCCTCTGTGATGAGCCTCATTAATAATAGCCTGCTCAGTAACAGCTACTGCGCCCATTGTAGTTTGAATTAATACTGTGTTTTCATGTGCAACAGTACTAGCTAGGTCGATAAACTTTAATTTTTTATCTAACTTATCTAGTAGTGCAGTATCCTGTCTGTTATATTCAATAAACTTACGAAAGTCATTGTTATACAACTGATCAAGTGTACCTTCGTACTGCGTCTTAGTTTCACCTAATTCATATTCGGCAATAGCATCTAGTCGATAGCTATGTCGTTCTTCGTATGTGTACTTTCGATATAGCTCAAGCGAGTCTACATGAACTCGTCCGATTAAATCGTAAGTAACCGCAGTTTTGCCGAACTTTTCGTATTCTCTTTTCTTAGGGAACTTATCCCACAAGCATAGCCTGCGAGTATCTTCCTTACTTAACACTTTGATAATGCGGTTAACAGTATACGGCATATCGAAGCCTTCACTGTTCCACCCACTCATAATATCTGCATCTTCGATTAGATTAAGGAATGTGTCTAACATGTCTGCTTCTTTTTCAAACAGAATTGTATTAGGAAAATCTTTAATCTGTTCTTGTGCTTGTTCCATAGTCAGTGTCTTTGGAGGCACAGCTAAACAAACAAGTGTATCTAACCATTGTAAGTGAACAGCGATGGCAGTAATTGGCATAAACGCATCATCAGGTGATGCATAACCTCTTTCTGGATCAAAGTCCACCTCAATATCCCAAAACGCTACATTTAGTTTTGGGGCATCTTTACCTAAATAATTTTCTTCAAGGCAACGGAAGATAGGATTAATATCACTTTCATACAATCGTTGACTGCTGTGAATTCGTTGTTCTTTTTGAAACTCTTTGTAATTTTTTGACTGTACCCGGGCAAGTGTCTCTCCGTTTAATGAACGGTACTTACCTTTTGGGTCTGGGTAGTAGAATAAGTATCGTGCAGGAAATTCCTGATACAGTCTACCCTTTTTAGGATCTCGCTCAACAACACTCACAATGTCTTTGTCGCGATCCCAGATGGCATCAACATAACTCATATTTTTCTCCTTGTAAATTCCGGCTTACAAATACCATAGTGATCATTTGTGGCTGATCAAACCTTACTCATAAAATATTTAGCATCCTTACTAGACCAACAGTATCAATTGTTGTTAGCAATAGATAGTTAGCCAGCATGCCAAAAGATTTCCTAGTCCAAGCAGCCCAACTATACATAGCACAACCAAGGATCCAAATAGGATAAAGAGTAAGAAGCGGTGGATTGGGGACTGTGACCGCCATAGTAATTGAGCAACCAATACTGATAGCCCAAGCAAGAAGCTCAATAACAAAGCGAACTCTGTTAGATTTAAAGTCATCTCGTATCCAATCTATTGTTGGCTTGAAGATAGTATCAATCATTGGTCATCACGACGATGAGAATGTCCGCTGATATCAACAATAGTTTCTAGATCGTCAAACTCTTTCCAAACCGCATCCCACTGATCTTTCATTGAAATCTTAATTGCTTTTCGAATGACACTGGGTTTAACTTCCAGTTCTTCTGCTACTGCTTTGATTGTTTCATTCAATCCTTCAGTAAGGTCTTGAATTTCTTGCATGACTGTCATGCCTTCTGCAACGATCTGTTTGATCTTTGCTTGCTCCGGTGCACCAAATGCTTTGCCCATAAAAAATCTCCTTGTTAGCTAGTATATAGCATTACAAGGAGACTTGTCAAGTATTTTTGTTATCTTGCCTTAGGTCCACCAAAAATACTTACACTTTTTACATCCAGACCATTTACACCTGTGTTATTTTTTGGCTTAGGTTGTGGAGGAGACTTTGTACCACTCTTACCAGGACTGCCGGTAAATGATTTCATCCCTCTTGCTTTACCTGGACTTAAATGCGGATTAACAACAGTAGCAATGTTTCCAGAACTAGTTGCCCCTGCAGTTGCTGATTCTTTCAACGAAGTAATCATTTCCGATAGCTCTGCAATTTTAGCCGCAAGTGCTTCTGCTACTCCTTCTGTGGGATCAAGACCTGTTACTTGTACTGTGGCATCTTTACCTTTGGCTTGTAGCGATCTAGCAATATTTTGTGCTTGTCGCTGGTCAGCAAATACTTTCCAAGTGCGCCCATTGATGGCTACTGCATAGTTATTGCGTTCGTGTGCTAGCTCTTGATCTAAACCGCGATGATCATGTGGTCGACCCATTCCACTTACACTGCTATCATAGTCTCGTTGATATGCATCTGGCCTTCTGCCATAGCCTTCTAAAATTTGATTCATTCTCATTTTTTATTCCAATTATTTACAGGGCTAGTAGTATAAGTATCGTCGGCTTCCTTACTCTTACTTCTTTTAACTTCTTCTCGATGTTCAGAGGGGATAGTTTTAAATGCAGCTTGCATCATTTTATGCTCTGCATCTGTATAAGGATGTGCTGTATTATATTTGTCTCCCCAACTGGATGAATCCATGTCAACTGCTTTTCCTGAACCATCGGACATAGCCGCAGCCATCATGATACGATTAAGGTGATATGTTCTGTCATATCCTCCTACATCACGCATAGTAGTTACGCCTTGGGATTTATCAGCAGCATCTTTGCTTATTTTGCCCTTAGCGCCTTCATTAATAAACTCGTTTGCTCTCATCCCATTAAGCTCGCTGTTAACATCCATTTGTGTTTACGATAAGCATCCATTCTTTCTGCTAGGAAATTACTAAAGCCGTGTTCTCCCGCAGCCTCTGAACGGTCGTAAACCATTTTAAGAATCTTTACTAATTTTTCTGTATCGGCAGCAAGCTCTGCAACCATTTGTTCTTTAGGAATAACATTATCTTCGTCTGCAACTTGCGATAGCATATTAAATCTAGATAAACTAGCAGGAACGAATGTTCCTAGTTTACGGATATTTTCAGCAAACGGATCAATTGCACTATATACTTCTTCGTAGATATTACCGAACAACTCGTGATATTCTAAAAAATCACTACCTACTACATTCCAGTGAAAGTTTTGTGCTTTCAGAAAGAAACTGAATTCACTTGCAAATGCTATCTTAGCGGCGTTCTGTAACTCGTCCATTTTACTTCCCTTTGCCAAACCATAGTTCAAACCAAGCTGGTGTGCCAGGTTTAATATTGTTTTCTTTCATATATTTGGCTTTATTGTTATTACCATTATTTACCATATTTGCTTGAGCAGTCTTAGCTCTGTATTCTGCTAGTCTTGCTTCGGCACCTAGTCCGCCCATCATAGCAGTAGCGGTTAATTCGTGAATAGGATCTTCAGGCGCAAGAAAACAATCATCCGGGCTAGATTTAGGAATATTATCTTGCGTTATGTAGAACTGCTTCATGCTGTTGCATTTCCTAACGAAGTAATAGATCCTATTTTAAATCCTTCCATTTTGTTAATTGCACTTAACATATTATTGCGTTGAGCTGAATTTAGTGTAGCGAGTACAGTATCTGAACTTGCACCAGTTGCATCGACTACTCGTTGAATATACATATTTGTATTATTTTCAGATGGTGGTGCATATTTTGATATGGCATCTTTTATACTTAGATTTATATAATGCTTACCAAACACTAGATCTTCTTTAGCCTTTAAGCCTGCATCTAGTGTTGGAAATACTGCAAATGCCCCATCATCACCGATTGCGCCTTTTGAAATTGCATAATTTCCTTTACGAATGTTTCCTGGATTATTATTTCTCCAGTTTCTAACACCTTCTCTACGCTGTACTTCACCGTCAGCAGTTTTAACATCAGTGAAACCTTGACCACCTTTAACTACCCCGGCAATAGGTTTGTCTTTACCAGGTTTAGGAGTAGACCCGCTTGCTACAGGTGCACCATCACTTGACCTAATAGGATTACCTGATCCGTCAGTCCATCCACCTGGCACCGCTTGCTGTCCCCCAAACTGCTTCATAGCTGCTTGAGTCTTTGGCCCCATAATACCGTCTGCTTGAATTTTAGCACCTTTGGCAATTAAGTCCTTTTGAAGTTGTAATACTTTAGGATCAACTGCTTCTAATAACATTCCAACAGCATTAGACATTTCTAATTCCCAGCTCTCGCCGATATCTACTACTTTACTCTTATGCTTGTGATCGCCTTGTTTAGCAGCTTTCTTTTTATCTTTGTGTGCGCCTGCACCACCGCCTAGCGCATTTTTAGCAACAAAGTTACGAGGCTTCATTGGCTCTAGTCCTACAGCTTTCTTAGTATGCTTAACAGCACGAACACCTTTTTTGTGTTCTTTAACTTCTTCTTTTTTCTTTTCTTTATCGGCAGCATCTTGTTTGATTTGCGCCATATACTCGCGACCACGCTTGGCGCTGGCCGCAGACTTTTCTTGCTGTCGCTCCCAAGCCTTGCTTAACTTGGCGGCAGCACTCATTCTTGCCTCTGATACATCTTGTTGCGGATCAATACCTAGTTCTTCTTGACTGAGTAAGTAATCCCATACTGTTACTAACATACCTTCAACTTTGGCAATCTTTTCTTGTGCCCATTCTGGTAAATTTTCTTTATCACCTATGGTATCTAATAACCCCTGTGCGGCTCTAGCAATAGTATGTAAATTGCTCTGTGCCATGCCTGCTTCGTCATCATATTCACCGTTGAAGCCTTCTTCTACACTTTCATTAGGTACGCAGTTGCGGACTCTGCCGCCATTCTTGCCTTTCTTTGTACCTGCGGCATGATAGCCGGACCAGCACTTAGAATATCCGTTACTATCCTTTTGACCTTTTTTAATCTCCATGATGTTGCCATGTGTTTCGCACATACCACAGTCTGGACAAGTCATCTCCATAGTCATGTCTTCATTGTGCTTCTTCTTACCAGCACAATGAGCCTTTTGTGAGAAGCCTTTTGGATGTGAGCAATTGATACTGCTCTTATACTTTTGACTCCACTCTTCTGCCATGCCTTGTTCGTCTTTAATGCCCATGCCGGCACGAACTGCATCATATAATTTCTGTGTTAAGTTACCAGCACCTGTCATTTCGCCAAACGCTTCAATATTACCCGCTGCCGCAGCCTCACGGACTTGTGTAGCACGAACATCCGGACTGTTACTAGCAATGAACTGCAATGGACTAAACTGATAGAACCCGTGTGCAGCCTCTTGACCGTTATACTTTGTTAATAGTTCTCTAAAGTTATCAATTTGATCTTTACCTGCAACAAAGGTAGCACTACGATAACCTCGCTTGTACAAATCTGCCGCAACTTTCATAACAGTGTTTAATTGCGGAGCATCCGGAACATGTTGTGCCATATCCGGAAACATTGCTTTGATAAAGCCAATTTTTGTTTTATAATCTAACGGATTCTTTTTAGGATCTTGGCTAGCACTGGTATAGATTTCGTAATCACCGCCATCAGCAGCTTCAGCAGTTGTTTCCATTAACAACTTATGTCCAAAATGTGGAGGTTGAAATCTACCATAGCAAAATGCTATGTGAGTTTTATCTTCTGTAATAAAGAGCTCGTTTAAATTCATGTTAGTCTTTCCTTGGTGCCCATGTTGCTTGGTCAATGGCTTTTACAAACTGTCCTGGCAAGTCTTTTTTAAACTGACCGCCCGGGTGTGCTTGTACATATCCTTCAGGTTTAGTTTGTCTAATACCACCATGTGTACCAGAACTCAACCCTTGTATTAGTTTTGTTTTTTCAGTTGATAAAATTTCTACAGCGTGTAACACAGCTTCTAATCCCGGATCACTTAACACTTTTTGTGATTGTCCTGCAGATAAGTTATCAGCAGCCCATTGTTGAAACTTTTGTTTAACTCCGGGTATTCGTAAATTTTGATTATAAAATTTGTAAAGAATATCACCTGGTTTACTTAAACCTGGCTTAGGAGATAAGAAACTATCTATAGCACCTGCATTCTTTTGTATGTATTGTTCAGCGGCAGCAAGCCCTTTGTCATCAGCTCCGGGTGCTTGTTCAACATAAGTCGTTCCTTGCACAATTACATCTGGTGTACTTAGTTGTTCCGCATTAGGGAATCTACCTTCATCACTACTACCTAGTGTATCATAAAATCCAGTTGCAGCTACCATTAGTTTAGCTTTGGCAATTCGCTGTCCTAACTTTGATTGTTGTGGAATATGAAAGCTAGTAATGTTAGGAGTAAAATCGTAGTCACCTGTTTTAGGATTTAACACAGCAGGCTTGCTAGGATAAAATAACAATCCACCTTCAATATAGCCTTTAGGAGGGCTAATCTTTTCAAAGAACGGCCATAATTCTGCAAGTTCGTTAGCGAACGCTTGTCTTTGATTTGCTTGTTCTGGAGTTGCTTTGCCTGTACCTAGTACAAATGCCTTGATATCTTCTGGGCTGTACATTACAGTACTAACGCCATTGTCTAATTGTTGTTTGCCACGCTTGAGATATTCCCAGGCGTTCTTTGGGATCATACTAAAACGACCTTGCTCGTCTCTTCCCCAATATATTACAGGACTACCGTCCCACTTTAATTCAATAGTTCCACCCTGTGCGCCCATACTACGGAGCCTCTCGACAGCGTGTAGTCCACCGTCGCTACCATTAGTAAACACTAGATCTTCTATGTGTTGATATTTCCTACCTACAGTAGGAGCAGCAGCTTCGGTAATTAATTCTAGAATACGCATCTTATTTTCCTAACTCGAACGAGCCTTTTAAGATGTCTTTATTGCAAGCAGACGAAATCTTTTCACACATTTTTTTTCTAAATTCTTCGTGGAATAGCTTAGTAGCATCTTCTTTCATCTTATGATGATGATAAAACTCCATGCAACCTTTATTAACTAATGGCAACCAAATATGTGCATTGTGATTTGTTGTAGGATGACGACTAATCTTTTGCGCTATAGGCAAAAATTGTTCTTTGTGTAATCTGTCGTGGTTAAGGATAAATTCGAAGATTGCTTCTGATAACTCAGACTCTTCGTACTTCTTTTCCTTTTTATCCTCTTTCTTTTGTCCGAGAGGATCAAAGGCACCAAAAAACTCGTTTAGTAGCATAAACACTCCAATATAGAAGTATTTAGCAGGCTTTTTTCAGTAATTAAAGTTGATGAACATCACTGCGCCCTGTGTGGTGACTACAGTAGCTCTAGTAAAGGTAAAAAGCCCGCTAAACAATAAGTGGTCTGTTCTATTGCCCTGACCTATTGGGCTTTGTCCCATTCCGGAACCTGCATTGTACCCTGAGCTAGCTTCGGTGTAAGTAAACAGCCCATTTTCTATATCAAACCAATCATTCTCTGTTGGGTCAATACTTAGTGTACCTTGTATATTAACTGTTCCTAAAAAGTTAGGAGTAGTAGTAACAGTTAGAGTATGTAATCCGCTGGTTGTGCCGTAATATCCGGCAGCTTTTTCTTTTGAACTAACAAAAGTCTGTGGACCATTTATTCCAATAGGATATACAGGATAAGACACAGCTACACTAGTAGCGGATGATCCTATTCCTCTGTTAACTATAAACTCGTAACTTTTGCTTAGTGATGACATAAATTAGGTACTCTAAACCTATATTTATGCTTCTTTTATGCTATCTACGGTGACAAATTCTTCGATCCGTTTAATGTTACTGCCTAGATATAAGCTAGTCATAGTTAACACAGAACTGTCTTGTACATAAAAAAACGGAGATTGCATCCAGTATCGCTTACTTTCAAGTAACCAATCTTTTGTTGTTCCTGATATCTTAAAAGTTTTGCTATCGTATTTTTTAATCCATTCTCGAAAGTTTCTTTTAACTGCGGAAGGTGTATTTGTGTCTAACGAAATTCTATACTTGTATAAATCGTATGGAATCTTTTTAACAATTATTTTTCTAGGGCCATTATCTATCATGTATGTTAGTACTTCGTTACTTGCAGGTTCAGTAACACATCTGATGTATGGCTCTAGTTTAACTTTAAGTTCCTCAAACAAAGTAGCATCTGTGCAAAACAAGCAAAATCCATCACTTTCTGATCGTATTTTAATATCTAATTCGTCTTTTTTATTAAAATACTTTTTAACACATTTTATAAAAGATGCTAATCTAACTTTATCGATCGGAGTATGCCATCTCCATCCTCGGTGTTCTACAATTTCTTCGTCTCGATTGCACATAGCCACCGCCTTCGAGATACCTAATCTAGTAATATAACTAGCACCCTGTACACGGCATTCAACCTTGTAAGGGTACTTTTTATAAAACAACTTACTGGTTGTCTTGACCTGCATTTGCTTCTGCTTCCTCTTTTGGTTCTTCAATAGGAAGAACTTCTGCAAACTTTAATGTAATTTTTTCATCTACAGCGGTGACTTCGACAATACCACCGTTAACAAGATTACCGAATAAGATTTCTTTACTTAATGGCTTCTTAATCATTTCATCAATGGTTCGTTGTAACGGGCGAGCACCCATTTTACGATTAAAGCCTTTCTTGATCAACAGCTCGGCAGCATCTGCGTCTAGTTTAACATGAACATGTTTATCTTTTAACAAACCGTTTAGTTCATCAATAAACTTCTTAACAATCTTAGCCATAGTGTTGTGATCCAACTTGCCAAACTTGATAATACCGTCTAAACGATTACGGAACTCGGGTTTAAAGAAACTATTAATAGCATCTTTGCCATCATCGTCTCTTTCCAAGTTACCAAAACCAACTGCATTTCGTTCCGCATCGGCTGCACCTAAGTTACTTGTCATAATGATAATAGCGTTACGACCGTCAGCAACTTTACCGTTAGATCCGGTAACAAAGCCGTTATCCATTAGACCGAGCAATACATTAGCAACACTAGGGTGAGCTTTTTCGATTTCATCAAACAACAAGATACAGTTAGGAGTTTCTTGTAATCGAGTAATCAATTGCCCAGCATTATCTTCGAAGCCAACATAACCTGGAGGAGCGCCAATGAACTTAGCAACACTGTGCTGTTCTTGGAATTCGCTCATATCAAATCGAACTAGTTTGGTTTCCAAACTAGCTGCCAACACTTTAGCAGTTTCAGTTTTACCTACACCAGTCGGGCCTACAAATAAGAAGTTACCGATAGGACGATTAATAGACTTTAGACCAGCTTGTGCAATATAAATTTTGTCTAACAAGATCTCAATAGCAGCCTCTTGTCCAAATACTTTGCCTCGCATATTTTTGTCAAGATCTTTAAGATTTTTATTCTCTTTAGCGGCTACTTGATCTAGCGGCAAGTTAGCAATCTTAGCAACTTCAAACACAATTTCGTCGTGATCAACAATGCCATCCTCAGCATCTTTAACTTTAAAGCGAGCACACGCACAGTCAATTAAGTCAATTGCCTTATCGGGCAATTTCTTATCAGTCATATATTTTACAGAATACTTAACTGAATCAATAATAGCTTGATTAGTAATCTTAACACCGTGATGTTTTTCGTAATACTTCTTAAGACCTTTAACAATCTTAATAGCTGTTGCTTCGTTAGGTTCGTCAATTGTAACTCTTTGGAATCGACGCATCAACGCACGATCCTTTTCAAAGTGCTTACGGAATTCTTCCCAAGTAGTAGAAGCAATAACTTTAATGCCGCCCTTGCCTAACACAGGCTTGAGCATATTGCTCATATCGTTTGCACCACCGCTTACAGAACCAGCACCACTAATCATGTGTGCTTCGTCAATAAACAAGATACAGTTCTTTTTCTTCTCGAGTGCAGTAATAACCATTTTCACTCGTTCTTCAAAGTCACCACGGTATTTGCTACCTGCAAGTAATGCACTGATGTCTAAGCTGTACACAGTATGTCCTTGAATAAACTTAGGAACACTACCGTCGACAATCTTCTTAGCAAGTCCTTCTGCAATAGCAGTTTTACCCACACCAGGATCACCGATCATCATTACATTGGATTTTGTACGGCGAGCAAGAACAAGCTGAATTTCTTCAATTTCTTTTTCGCGGCCAATAACTGGATCAACTTTCTTTTGCTTAACTTTGTTAGTTAAGTTTGTGCAATATTGCACAATCATTCTTTCAAGTTGACTAGTGCTAGCTTCTGCTTCATCGCCTTCTTGAGTTACTTCGTTATTGATAAATTCGATAAATTTATCTTTTTCAATCTTAGCTTTACGCATGAAGAAATTAGCAAAGCTCTTCTTTTCAGAGAACAAACTAATAAAACAATCAACTGGTTCAATAGTAGTGCGGCCTCCGAACAATACTTGTGTAAACGCACGATTTAACATTCGTTCTACAGTATTAGTTTTCTTGGGACGACTTGCTGGATTATCAGTCTTAATATCTTCGAGGTCTTCCGAAATAAACTTTTCTAAACTCTTCTGAAGTTGTTTAACTTCTGCTCCGTAATTTGTCAACAGTTGATTAAACTTTTGATCTAATACCATGCTGTATAAGAAGTGCTCAAGAGTAATATACTCATGTTGGTTCTTAGATGCGATAGTAACTGCTCGTTCAAAAATTTGCTCGAGTTCACTGTTTGGTTCTAACATTACTTGTATTTCCTTTTTGGTTTCGATTTTTTAACTGCTAATGCCCACTTAAGACTGCTCAATCTATTATTAAATGTAATTCCTTCTAGATGATCAAACTCGTGTAAAAAGCATTTGGCATTAAGATCTTCTAATATCTCTGTCCTAGATTCCCCGGAGGAGGTTTGATAAGTTACCTGAATTGCTTTAGGCCGTTTAATTTTAACATAAATTCCGGGAAAACTCAAGCACCCTTCTTCCATATCATAAAATTCATCTGTGTGTTTTTCGATAATCGGATTGAAGAAAGCCTGTGCTTCTTCCGGGTTGCCACTGTGTCCCATTACAAACACTCGTGCATTAATTCCAACTTGATTGGCTGCAAGCCCAATTCCGTTGTTAGCAAACATTGTTTCTAACATTTCTTTTTCTAATTCTTTTGGATCCATAATAGGATTCTCAAAATCAAAGTCTGGCATCTTCTCTTTTAGAAGTGCATTTGGAAAGGATAAAATATTCAACATAATAATATTTAAGATAAAAACTGTTTGATAAAATCTTTTTGTTCTGTAGTTAGTAATCGTGGAATACTAATGTTAACATCTAAAAATTGGTTACCTCTTGTTGCTTGATGCAATATAGGAAGTCCTCTACCAGGAACCCTAATCATTTGACCAGGCTGAATTCCTGCAGGTACTTGCACTGTAAGAAGTGTACCGTCAATTGATGTAAATTCTTTTTCTACGCCTAACATAGCTTCCCAAGCAGTGATATGTAGTACAGAATGTAAATCATCTCCGTTTCGGGTAAAAGTTTTATGAGGAAGCACATGTATTTCTAACATTAAATCACCTGGGGGTGCTTGTCTATATACTTGTTCGCCGCCACCTGCTACTCTAAGAGTTTGACCTGATTGTATTCCCGGCGGTATTTTTATTTCTACTGTTCTAGTTTGCCCGCTAGGTAATCTAAGGTCTGCAATTACATCCTTGCCTGAGAACACTTCTTCAAGAGTGATCTGAGTTCGTAGGCTTACATTTTGGTTTCTCGGAACCTGTTGCCTACGATGACCAAAAATATCACCGAACGGCCCAGGTCCACCTCCACCAAACATTTGAGAAAATACATCTTCAAATCCAGGAGGCATCCCACCAAACTGCTGGAAACCTTGCGGTGCAGGATTATCGTACTGTTGTCTTTTTTCTGGATCGCTTAATGTACGATATGCTTCTTCAATTTCTTGAAACTTTTTAGTATCGCCGCCTTTATCTGGATGGTGCTGGCTGGCTAGCTTACGATAAGCCTTTTTGATTTCATCAGGACCTGCGTCTTTTGAAATGCCTAATGTTGAGTAGTAGTCTGCCATAATAAGAAAAGGTATAGTAGATTATACTATACCTTTTGGAGAAAGTCAACTAGTTTATT